AAATATACTTGTGATTGCAACTAAGCAGGAGGTAGCTAAAAACCTAGTAACCAAAGTTAGAGTTATGCATAAAGAGTTACCAAATTGGTTGAAACAAGGATGTGCAGAAGATAATAAACTTTCACTTAGATATAATAACGGTTCACAAATAAAAGCAATTTCATCAACTGGAGAGGCTGGTAGATCTGAAGCTCTATCACTTCTGATTATAGATGAGGCTGCATTTATTAAAAATATCGACGAAATATGGGCAGCTTCTCAACAGACGCTAGCAACTGGTGGTAAATGTATTGCACTTTCTACCCCAAACGGTATGGGTAATTGGTTTCATAAAACATGGACAGATGCAGAAGAGGGAGCAAATAGTTTTAATTTTATACGATTACATTGGACAGTTCATCCAAACAGAGGACAAGATTGGAGAAATGAACAAAATAAGTTATTAGGTCCTGATATGGCAGCGCAAGAATGTGATTGTGATTTTATAAGTTCTGGTCAATCAGTAATTCCTGGAGAACTAATAAAAGAAATGCAAGATCATTCTGTTTGTACACCCATAGAAAAACGATATGAAGATGCCTTATGGATATGGAAACATCCAGAACCGAACAAAAACTATTTACTGTCTGCTGACGTTGCAAGAGGAGATGGAGCTGATTTTTCAGCATTTCACATATTTGATTTAACAACTTTAGAACAGGTAGCCGAATATAGATCTAAGGAAGACACTACGAGATACGCTGGAATATTAATGGCAATGGCTACAGAATATAATGATGCCCTTCTAGTTGTGGAAAATAATAACGTAGGATGGGCAGTATTACAAACCATTATAGATAGAGATTACAGAAATCTATTTTGGATGAAAAAAGACTTGAAATATGTAGATTCTAAAACACAATATACAAATAGGTATAGAGGTGAAAATAAAATGATGGTACCTGGATTTACTACATCAAGCAAAAGTAGACCATTAATTATTGAAAATTTATCTAAGTTTTGTAGAGATAAATCTGTAAAAATAAACTCTATTAGAACTATAGATGAATTATATGTTTTCATATTTAATAATGGTAAGGCAGAAGCTTTAAAAGGATATAATGATGATTTAGTCATGAGCCTAGCAATTGGCTTGTGGATAAGAGAAACAGCTCTTAGACTTCATGAGGAAAATCTAAGGGTCACTAGAGATACCATGGCAAAAATGGATGGTAACTCTGGAGTCTACAAGTTTGAGGAAGAAGACGATTATGGTTGGGAACAACGAGTAGGCGATAAGAAAGAATCACTAACTTGGTTAATATAAAATGGCAAAACAAGATACATTTACTGATCGAATAAGAAGACTTTTTTCTTCCAACGTTATCGTAAGAAACGTAGGTGGTAAAAAGTTAAAAATAGTAGATACTAGTCAAATGCAGGCTGGATCTAAAACATTAATGGACAGATATACAAAACTGTATACTACACAAGCTGGACACGGCGGGTACATGGGTTACAGTGGAGAATTGGCAAAAGCTCAGAGGATTTCTCTATTTAGGGATTATGAAGCAATGGATGATGACGCAATCCTGTCTTCTGCTTTAGACGTATACGCTGATGAATCAACAATGAAATCTGAATATGGTAATGTATTAGAAATAAAGTCTAATAATACCCAAATACAAGAAATATTACACAATTTATTTTATGATATATTAAATATAGAATTTAATCTTTGGCCATGGATTCGTAACATGTGTAAGTATGGTGATTTCTTTTTGAATTTAGAAATAGCTGAAAACTATGGAATTGTTAATGTGTTACCATTATCTCCATACGATGTTTCTAGAATCGAAGGAGCAGATCCTGAAAATCCAAATGAAGTTAAATTTATATTAGATGCAACTGATCCTAGAAATTATGCTGGAAATTCTAACAGAAAAGAATTTGAAAATTTTGAAATAGCTCACTTTAGACTGTTATCAGATTCAAACTATATACCTTATGGTAAGTCAATGGTTGAGGGTGGTAGAAGAGTTTGGAAACAATTAAGTCTTATGGAAGATGCTATGTTGATTCATAGAATTATGAGAGCACCAGAAAAACGAGTCTTTAAGGTTGACATTGGTAACTTACCACCTGGAGAAGTTGATTCTTACATGAAGAGAATTATCGATAAGATGAAAAAGGCTCCAGTTATAGACGAACAATCTGGTGAATACAATTTAAAATATAACATGCAGAATCTAACAGAGGATTTTTATCTTCCAGTTAGAGGTGGAGATTCTGGTACTAATATTGAATCATTACCAGGATTGACTTATGAAGCAGTAGAAGATATTGAATATCTAAGGAATAAACTGTTAGCATCGTTAAAAATACCAAAAGCATTTTTAGGATATGAAGAACAAGTTGGATCAAAGGCAACACTAGCAGCAGAAGATGTAAGGTTTGCTAGAACAATTGAAAGAATACAAAGGATTGTAATAAGTGAATTGACAAAAATTGCTGTAGCACACTTATATTCTCAGGGATATACAGATGCGGCACTAGTAGATTTTGAATTAGAGTTAACAAATCCTTCTACAATATACGAACAAGAGAGATTAGATCTTTGGGAGAAAAAGAATACTATCGCCAGAGATATGAAATCTGAAGCGTTAGTTTCTCAGCAGTGGATATATGACAATGTATTCAACTTTAGTGATGAAGAAGTAAAGAAGATTAAAGAAGAAGTAATTGAAGACAAAAAGCAGACCTTTAGACATCAATCTATTGAAGGTGAAGGACACGATCCAGCACAACCAGCTCAAGAAGGACAATTAAAAGGTGCAGAAGGCTCACAAAAAGGAATGGAAGACGAAGATAAGGATGAAAATGATAGAGATAAGGAAGATAGGGACACCTACGGAGTTAGAGATGTTTTAGGTAAACATGACTATTTGCACTCTAATGAAAGAGGAGAAGATGATTCCATACGTCATAAGTTTAGAAAAAGTCCTTTAGCATTAGCCCATTTTGATAAGATGAAATCTCATTTTGAGAAAAAGGAGCAGAAGATACTGAACGAGGTTGAAGATATAGAGAAGGATTTAAAAGAAAAGTCCTAAAAGTTAAATAACATAATATTTATAATCGAAATAATAACTTAGCTAAGGGGTTAATTTTGAAACATTCGAAGTTTAAAAATACCGGGCTCTTATTTGAGCTTTTAACGAGACAAATAACAGCAGATATTTTAAATGAGGAAAGCAAATCTAAAGCAATGGCAATATTGCAAAAATGCTTCCATAAAAAATCTGAACTATTTAAAGAGAGTCAACTGTTCAGTGTTATCATTGATTCAAAATTCAAAGATACAGAAAAAGCTACTCATCTCATTGAAAGTACAGTTAAGGCTTTCAAGGGTCATGTAAACCAAAAGAAACTACAAAGAGAAAAATACGAACTTATTAAACAAATAAAGGAAAATTTTTCAATAAACGATTTTTTACGTTCAAGGGTTTCCAACTATAGATTATTAGCAGCAATAAACAATGTTTTATATCAGGATTTTTCTGACCCAGTTAAGAGTTCTAGAAATCATTTTACTGTTTTAGAACACATGACTAGAAAAGAAGAGAAAGTTGAAGAAAAAACTGTAAAAACACTTAAAAAGGAAAATTCAGATCTAAGAGCATTGGCATATAAAATTTTAGTAGACAAATTTAATAACAAATATAAGGCTCTACTACCAGAACAAAAAACAGTTCTAAAAGAATACGTAAACAATATTTCAAATACTAACGCCCTAAATGAATTTCTAGAATCCAAATTTACTGAAATATCATATAACCTCAAAAAAATGTTACCTAAAATAAACAATAGGGTAATAAAAATAAAAATTAAAGAGTGTTTAAACCTTATAGCTAATAAACCAGTTAAGAGTGCAAACTCTAATAATGTTTTGAAAATAATGAGATTTTATCAGTTAATGGAGGACGTTAAAATTGCAATCAAATCTTAAGAAGCTTAGGGAAATGATACGAGAGTTGATTCGTAAAGAATTGGCTGAAGCCAGTGTTACTGGTAATATAGACGGCGGAGAAGGTCCTCCTAAAACACCTTACGCTTTTAGAGATCCTAAAGATGATGATAAGGATGAAGATGATTTAAAACTTTCCGCTGGTATGAGTGTAGTTAAGGAAAACTATTGGCATTATAGAAATGATGAGTCTTTGTCAACAAAGCAAAAATTAGCTAAGTCCATGACAGAGATCAGAAATAGAATTACAGAGATTGAAAGATTAGTAAAATATAATGTTAAACTTAAGAATGAAATGAGATTCGAATCGGCTCAGTATATGAAGAGAACAAAAACTGCTCTTGGTAAAATTTCTGAAAAGTTGGTTAGATTATCTTTAAAAGTTAAGGATTTAGTATAATGAATAAATCACTATTAGTTGATGTAATACCATTTGATATTACACCAGAAAAAATAAACGAATCCATTGCTGCCAACGGTGGAAGGTTGATTGTAAAGGGAGTTCTTCAAAGAGCAGAATCTCAAAACCAAAATGGTAGAGTATACCCTAAAGAAATTTTAGTACGTGAAGCTAAAAAGTATACAGATGAATTTATAGAAGAAAGACGAGCAATGGGAGAGTTAGATCATCCAGATAGCTCAGTCGTAAATTTACAAAACGTTTCTCATAATGTATTAGAAATGCATTGGAAGGGGAATGATTTGCTTGGAACAGTTGAAGTATTGAGTACTCCAGCAGGAAACATATTAAAGGAACTGTTTAAGAGCGGAATAAAATTAGGAATTAGCTCCAGAGGATTAGGATCTATTAAGCAAGAAGCAAAGGGTGATGAAGTACAAAATGATTTTGAACTTATCGCATTTGATTTTGTTTCTAATCCTTCTACACACGGAGCATTTTTAAGTCCCGTTAACGAATCAAAAGGAAGTAAAGCTATTTCAGGAAAATGGCAAAAAGTTGAGAGGGACATACGAAACATTTTAATGGGGAATCATAATGGCTAAGAAAAATATCAAACTTAAAGATATTGTAAACGAAAATATTGGTGGTATGGTACCACTTAAACCATTAGGAAACATGTTTACTGAAGTAGAAGGTCCTAGAAAAATGGATACAACCAGTCTTCTTAAGATGGCTAAAGAATTAGTAGCAAAAGAAGAAGATGATAAGCTTATGACAAAAGAAGATTTAGTTGGTACAGTTAATAACTTTTCATCTTATGGTCCTTCAATATACAAAAAGCATAATTTAGCAGAAGTTGGAGCTAAGTTTACTGAGATAGCAGCTGCAGCTCAAAAGCATGTAACTGAAGAAACAGCAGATTGGTTTGATAGAGTTACTGTTCAAAGAAATATGAATGACCTCAAAAAACAAGCTGGTCAATTTAATAAGATTGCTTCCGAAGCACAGGCTCTTCAGGATAGAATGGCTGCTTTATACGAAGATATGGGAGGCATACTTAACAGATACTTTGATATTAAAGAGTTAAACGAAGAAGACTAATGTTACTCAAAGAATTTTATCAATCAATGTACGGTAAAATTATTGTCGAAAAGATAGACGATAAAACGCCAGTCAAGTACAAACAGGATGGTGAAGATAAAGAGATGTCTGCAAAGGCAGCAAAAAGAATGTCAAAGGATCATCCCGCTAAAATAGCGTACGATGCGATGGTCAAAGACGGAGGTTCTGCAGCTAAAAAGAGCGTAAATATTTTTGATAAACCAGCAGATAAACCTGCAGATGATATGGATAAAGGTAAACCAAATGAAGATGATGACGATTATTTCAAAATGACAGATGATGCACAGGAAAAAGTAGCTGACAAATATGGTTTATCTGCTATAGACCTTTATGATAATGCTGGTAAAGAACCCGAAGATTTTAATTCTTGGGATGAATATGAAGATCATCTTCATAATGTGGCAAAAGATTTAGTAGACAAAGGATATGGTAACCAGGATAAAAGACAAATTGGTGGACCAAATGGGCTAGAAATAGACAGAGACGAAATTAAAAATATCATAATGAAAGATCCTGAAATACAAGATATTATGGGTGATGAAGACGTGTATTGGGACGATGGAGATTTAGTTTCATCAAAATACGATGATGCCACTGTTGCATCGATAGATCCAAATAAACCAATGACTATTGGAGATTTAAAACAAGCAATAAAAGATTTTTCTG